TTGGTAGGACTTTACAAAGATAACAATTTTATGTCATTATTGATTCGTAGGATGAAGTAAAATATATTTTTGTGGAGGCAAGAAATGGATGCAAAAAAAGTTGTTTACTATGAAGCTGAATGGAACACCGAAACCAATACGGGGCGTATCCGGTTTAAGTATGAGGATGACTCAAAATTTCAGTGGCAAGGGCAAGATAAAGCAGAGTTCAGCTTGATTTTGCAAATCATGCAGAATGATACTGATCCATATATCATTGATGACAAAATCTTTGCTACTGGGCCGGAAGACCCAGGAAGAAAACATGAGGCTTAATTGATTTGTATTTCGTTTTGGTTTGAGGGGATGGAGGTTGGAGGGGTAAGACTTTTATAGGGCTTTACAAACCTAAAACAATTATGTCATTATCTTAATATTCAGAATTATAAGGAGTTAAATATAAATTATGAGTGATTCACACCACGATACTGCACAAATTTGTATGAATGGACATAGTATAAATGCATGGTCAGTTGAATACCCTCAATTTAATCAAGATCATTGTTCTAAATGTGGGGAAAAAACTATCCAAGAATGTCAAGATTGCCATAGTCCAATTAAAGGGCGCTCGAAGGAATCTCTTCATATAGCTGAATATGTGCCACCTTCATATTGTCATAAATGTGGTAGCGCTTATCCGTGGACGGAATCAATGTTAGAAGCTGCTAAAGAATTAGCAGATGAATTGGATGGTATTAGTGACGAGGAAAAAGAAAAATTAAAAGAAACCTTCAAAGATTTGGTTAGCGAGGGTCCCAAGACAAAGCTTGCGGAGACTAGGTTTAATAAAATTATGAAGAAAGTAGGAAAAGAAGGGTTAGATGGTATGAGAAGTATTTTAATAGATATAGTTAGTGAAACAGTAAGGAAATCCCTTTTCGGTTAAATGATAGATAAAAACAAGAAGCAAGAAAATAATATTGCTGTTAGACTGATAAAAAGGGCAGAACTTCCATAATGAAAAATTCAGAACAACTATTGAAACAAATTGATGATGTTCTTAATGAATATGAACATCACAATGAAAAAATGTATAACCTCACTGAGGTTTTACAAATGCAAGTTGTAACAAGAATTCGTGCTGCCATAGTAAGGATATGTCCTACAAATTCTGTTTATGTTAAACAAGCTGAAGAAATCATAAAGGGATATAAATACCCTTCTGATCAGGCTGATCTCCTATATGGTACTTTAAAATCGTTAAGAGCAGACTTAGAGGCTGGATATATTGAAAATATAACAGAGTTGTTGCATGGTGAACTCTTTTCTGATTTTATAGAAATGTCAGAGCATCTTCAAAAGGAAGGATATAAAGACGCTGCAGCCGTAATAGCTGGGAGTACATTAGAAGCACATTTGCGTCAATTGTGCATTAAGAACGGAATTAAGATTGAAGATGAAAGTAAGGGAAAGGTTAAACCAAAGAAAGCTGATAGGATGAATTCTGAGTTAACAAAAGCCAAAGTATACTCCAAAGGCGACCAGAAAAATGTAACTGCATGGCTGGATTTAAGAAATGATGCGGCACATGGAAATTACGAAAAATATGCAGATGAACAAGTCGCAATTATTATTACAGCTATTCGTGATTTCATAACAAGAAACCCTGCATAATTTTTTTGTTCCGTTACAAAAAACCCCCTTGTCAGAAGTGCCTCAAGTATGTAGTTTATATTTCTACGGGATATACTGTATAATATAGCTAGCTAGCATATGTCTATAAGATATATGCTGGTGGGTTATAGAGAGTGGGAGGGAAAGAAAGATTTCTCGATGCACTCGAAATGACAGATTGAGTTGGTATATTCCGCCGAGATATATCCTCTAGGAAATGCATGTCCTAGGCGCAGTTAAATTTGAAGCTTCAACTCGCGGCATCTGATTCCTCACTTGATTGGAATTGTTCCCGATGGGAATTACAGACAGCAGGAGAGGTGCGTTTTTTTGGGGAAAGGGGAGTAAATCCCCCTTTGAAAAAGGGGGAAGGGAAACGCGATGTGGTTTGGTTTAATTTTAAACATACCTTATAGAGTTTTTAAAAGCTTAACTACTAATCTCTTTGTCTTTTCAAGTCTAAAAAACAGACTTTCAAAGACAAAGAGATGTCGACTCGTAAATTGAATTGACTAGTTAGCTGGGTTAAAGGCAAAAGATGAGATTCTGAAACGAGTTCAGAATGACGACAAAAGCTAATAATAGATTACTAACTAGCTCAATTGCTTCGAAGAAATAGTATGGGAGTGGACAGTGTCCACTTCTTTTGACTGACCAAAAGGACCAAAAGATTTCACATCTACTTTTCCTGGATGAAAAGTAGCAAAAATCACCCGACAGGACAGAATTAGCTAAAAATAATTCATTACAGCTAAATCTTATAATTCGACCCACAGCCCGTATAAGATTTTTAACGCTTCCATAAATTATTTTCTTAACGCGAATTATGAATGTCGGGAAGGGAAGGCAACTGCAAAAAACATATAAAGGACTTAAAAGAAACTGTAAAAGATTAAGGCAAAAGAAAAAACTGGATTGCCGATTAAAGCATTCGGGAATGACAGATAAAAGATTAGATTCTGAAACGATACTGAAATGAATTCAGCACATGGTTCAGAATGACTACAACTGCGAAAGATAGACCCTGAAACGAGTTCAGGGTGACAAATGGTTCACCCCCACCTTAATCCTCCCCCCTCAATGGGGAGGAAATGGTTGAGAGTGGGGCAAGAATGGATGGGGAGACTGTAACAGGGGAGGCATTAAAAGCATGAACAATTTTTACATAGCGTTTGCGGTATATCTAAATTTGATATTTATTGCGGCTAAGTTGTGGGAGCAGATCAACTGGTCGTGGGGCTGGGTCATGGCGCCATTAACAGCGCTCACAATTGTCGGCCTCGTAGCGAGCTTGGGTAAGACTGCTACCCGCAAGAAATCCAAGAGCCACATTATCCAGAACATTCAGTCCATTCGCGACCTGATTGAATCAACCAAATCACAGAGGGCTGCTCAAAAAGAGGGGAAACGCCATTGATAAAGGGGGGGCAAAGACAACTGGTTTACCGACATATCCAGGAGGCCCTTCATTTTTATTCAAGATACAAAAAAGGCGAAGGCGTGCCGCACATTTTCAAGGCCTATCTGGATGTGCTTGAGGAAGATTCCGTGATCTACAACTACACACTCGGGCTCAAGTCGTACGAGCTTCGCGCTGTGCTGATGTACTTGGACGGCAAGCGTCCGGAGCAGATCGCGGCTGATGGGGAATTTGCTTTGAAGGGCATTCAGCTTAATGATATTCGCATATGGCTGTTCGGCAACCGGGAGGTGTTTGGGCTTGTGAACACAATGTTCGGCGTGTTTATGAAGCAGGCGAGCTTTTGCCCGTTCTGTCACGATTCCAAGCGCGGGGGGAATAAGACTTACGTCCCCAAGCACTCGGGGACTGTGTGTCCGCATAAGGAGATGTGGGAGGAGGAGATGATGGAAGGGTGTGATTCCTAGCGGGCACCTACGCGGTGAGCAGACTAGTTCTAACTAGAGAATTAGCTTCGAAGAAATAGTAAGCCAGGCACACGCTGTGTGTCCTACTTTTCCTGGATGAAAAGTAGCAAAAAGATTTTATATGTCCTTTTGATTGACCAAAAGGACCAAAAGTCACCCGACTGCACAGCCTTTAGCTAAAAATTGATTACTATGTCTAAATCTTATAATTCCTCCCACAGCCCATATAAGATTTTTAACGACATCGTAATCAATTTTCTTAACGCACATGCTGTAATGTCGGGGAGGAAAGGCGAAGGCAAAAGATAAAAGCATATGAAAAGACTAAATCTATTTTAAAAACCACAAGACAAATTTCTCCCTTAGGATAAGGGAGATTAAGAGGGATTAGGGTTTGTATAGAAATCCCCCTGAATTTGGTTTTAGGGGATTATGTGCCGGCTAAGAACTTTTGCTCTATTAACAAGAGCGCCCAGTTGCGCGCACGCTTGCAACTGTTCCCCTTTTTCAAAGGGGGAAGGAAAAGCAACGGCAAAAGATAGAGCATATGAAAAGGCTAAGGCAAAAACAAAACAATAATGAATATGGAAAGAGAAAATCCGCAGTGGGAAAGGGTCAGTGGTGAGACGCAGAAGGCGTTTGAGGCGTTTTGCATCTACCGCGATATGGGAGCGTCGCGCAGTTTGCGGAAAGTTGCCGATCAGCTCGGCAAAAGCTCTCGGCTGATTAAAAAATGGTCGAGCCTAAACGGCTGGGTCAAACGAACGACTGCTTATGACGACTACATGGACCGTAAGGCGCGGGGCGTTGTCGAGGGCAAGCTCGAGGACATAAACACCGAGCACTTAACGATGATCAGAGGCGCCCGCGAGTCTGTGATGGTGCCATTACAGGCTCTACTTACACGCATCGAAAAAGCCAGAGAAAGTGAAAAGGATCCATTTGCAGATTTCGACGACAAGCCGCTTGATAAATTGCTCGATATGGCGAGACCATATGTGAAGCTCGTGCTTGATGTGATCAAACTAGAGCGCTTAATGTACGGGCTTCCAACTGAGACTATAAAAGCCGAGGGCACGATTGGCCACGAAGTCAGCCACGATATCAAAATTGTAAACGAATACATCGAATCACTCACACAAGATGAGCTGGTCAGGATTATCAATGACGCAAGACGTTCGGGACATTAGGGGTACAGACTTAGCTAGGCACTATTTAGTAGATAAAGCAAAAGAGAACCTGCTCACGTACACCGACCTCACGTATCCGAAGTACCGGCCCAACTGGCACCACAGGGTGATCGCCCGGCATCTTGAGGACGCGGCAGAGGGGCGCATAAAAAGACTAATGATTTTGGTGCCGCCGCGCTATGGAAAGTCCGAACTATCTTCAATAAGACTCCCCGCGTGGTATCTGGGGAAGTATCCCGATAAGAAAGTCATACTGGCCTCGTACAGCGACTGGTTTTCGCTTCAGTTCGGCAAGCACGCGCGTAATGTGTGCCAGACAGAGATGCACAGAACCATCTTTCCTGAGTCAAAGGTCAGAAAAGATTCCTCCTCAGGCGCACTATGGGAATTAGACGCGGGCGGGAAGTTTGTTGCAGTCGGACGTGGGGGCGCTGTAACAGGGCACGGGGCGCATCTTCTAATTTTAGATGACCTGATTAAAAACATACAGGAAGCTTTTTCTGACAACATGCGCGACACGATTTGGGACTGGTACAAGACTACTTTGTTCACACGGCTCGAGCAGGACGCGTCAATTGTAATCGTAAACACGCGCTGGCATGAGGATGATTTGATTGGCCGCATCCTAGAGCACGAGGGTGAGAAATGGACAGTGCTCAAAATGCCGGCCATTGCGGATAAAGACTACACCTACGGAGAATATGTCTATAACGAGGGCGAGACCCTGTGGCCTGAGAAATATCCCCTTGAGACAGTGCTTGAGACAAAGGGCGTAATGGGGAGCCATTTTGATTCCATATACCAGCAGGAGCCGGGGGCACAGAGCGGGACTATTTTTAAGCGCGATCAATGGAGAAAATTTTTCACACCGCCGCATAACCCAAAATGGGTTATTCAATCCTGGGATACAGGGTTTAAAACGGGGTCGCAAAATAGCTATTCGGCCTGCACTACATGGGTTGAAACCGACAGCGGATTTTATTTAATCCACGCGTGGTGGGATAGGCTCACGTTTCCAGAATTAAAGTCAGCATGTGTCGATCTGTACGATAAATTCAAGCCCAATGAGGTGATCATAGAGGACAAGGCATCCGGGCAGAGCTTGATTCAAGAACTTAAACAAAATACAAAAGTTCCAGTGAAAGGGATTAAGCCCGAAGGGGATAAATCGGCCAGAGCGCATTCAGTCACACCGCTGTTTGAGTCGGGAAGTGTTTACATTTTAGAGGGCGAGCAGTGGAGCGATGAAGTCATAGACTACGCAGCGAAATTTCCAAGAACTAAAAATACAGACGTAATAGACAGCGTCACACAGGCGCTTGAATATTTGAGGCAGGGAAGCCACTTTAAATATTCATACCACGGGGGCTCTTACACTCGCGGGAGCACAAAGAAATCAATATTCGAATTAGAAAGGGAGAAACGCAATGCCGGAAGATAGATTGTCGAGAGCCGTATTAAGAAAGCGGGACGAGTTTAGGAAAGCTGAGCCAGTGTATAGATTTTTTGAGGAGGCGTACAAGGGCGGGGTGGATTACATAAACTCAAGTCATCTCTATATTCACACTTTTGAGGACGGTGAGGGCTTTCATGAAAGACGGAAAAGGGCTTATTACTATAACTACTGCGCACCGATCGTAAACGCGTATAACTCCTTTATTTACAGGCAAAAAGTCGCCAGAGACTTTGGAGTACTCGATGACAATATTCTCTTCAGGCAGTTTTTAGATAACGCAGATAAACAGGGCAATTCATTTGAGGAGTTCGTCAGAAATATTTCCAAGTGGTCATCCGTAACAGGGCTTCAGTTCATACTCGTAGACAAACCGGCTGAGGATGCGGAGACAATGAAAGAGGAGCTAGACCGTGGGCTCTTTCCATATTTCGTCAGAGTCTCACCGCTCAATGTGTGGGACTGGGGGCTAGACCGTTGGGGCAATTTGCTCTGGGTGAAAATTCTGGAGACCCATCAGGACCAAGATGATTTCGAAAAGTCTCCCGACAGTGTGATGAGGTTTAGAATTTGGTACCGCGATAGGTGGGAACTATATGAAGTTGAAAAAGGCAGCGGGGGCACAAGTAAGGCGTTTAAGATAGGTGAAGCTCCTCACCCGGTAGGGGATGTTCCGCTTGTGCCCGTATGCCATTTTGCGGAGGAGCCGATGACTGGTTTTTCTCTGCTTAACGACATCGCATACGTTAACCGCGCGCTTTACAACTGGTGCTCGCTGCTGGATGAAATTCTCTATCGTCAGACGTTTTCCCAGTTAGTTATGCCTGAGGACCCGAAGAACCCGATCAATGAAAAGGCTCTAGGCACAGCGCGCGGGCTGGGATTTCCGCCTGATTCAAAGCACGCCCCTCATTTCATTAACCCCGACGCCTCGCAAGCCAGGGTGTTGATGGATCAGATCGAGAAAGGGGTCGAGGAGATTTACAGACTCGCAACTTTACGCGGGGCAATTGGAGTGTCTGAAGAATCAAGCGGCGTTGCGCGCTCGTATGATTTTATGATCACCAACAACACGCTTTCAAACAAGGCGCTTAATATGGAAGAGGCAGAGATGAAGGCGCTTAGATTTTGGGCTAAGTGGCAGGGGATTGCAGCGCCTGAGCATGTGATTGAGTATCCGCGTGAGTTTGAAATTAGCTCGCTGGGTGAGGAGATTGAGAATGTGATTAAGTCAAGGACTCTTCGGATTTCTGAGCGGTTTGATCAGATAATGAAGGAGAAGATTGTGAAGCGGATGGCGCCTAGGCTCTCGAGGGATGATGTGGAGAGGATTCGCGCTGAGATTAAGGCTGAGGTTTAGGTCGGGATGCCCCGACGGGCGGACTGATTCTGATTAGCTTAAGAGTTTCAGAGAAATAGTATGGGAGTGGACAGTGTCCACTTCTTTTGAGTGACCAAAAGATTTTGCTCCCTACTTTTCCTGGATGAAAAGTAGCAAAAATCACCCTCCAGGACAAAAATTTAGCTAAAAATAAATTGCTACGGCTAAATGATTAGATTCGCTTTGTCTTAAGATAGACGTACCAATCTAATTTTCATATTCTAATTTATGAAATATGGAATTGATGTCTATTCAAGGGCTCAGAAAATCATTTTTAACGCCTACGTAATTTATTTTCTTAACGCTATTTTTGAATGTCGGGAAGGAAAGACAAAGGCAAAAGATAGATTCTGAATAGATACTGAAACGAGTTCAGCACATGGTTCAGAATGACTACAACGGGAAAAGATAGATATTAAAGCAAAAATGAGATTCTGAATGGATACTGAAACAAGTTCAGCACATGGTTCAGAATGACAAAAGAATATACGGGGGCAAGGAAAATGAAGAATGAATTGATTAAAAGTGTAGACCACTACTACGAGGAGCTGGACACAATCGCCAGGAAGTACAGGACGGAGCTTCATAGCACCAAGACTGATAGGAACCTAAGCAACTTTGGAAAGGAGAAGAAAGTGGAGGCTCTTAGGGGCGAGATGGAGGATAAGCTCCACAACTTGCGCCAAGCGTTTAATCACGATCTGTCTGAGCGGCTTGAGAATATCGAGCAGAGTGTTAGCCCGCCTGATTACAAGCAAATCAGAGTTAGAAA